CACCGAAATGTGAAGGCTTTGTAAAGCATGACCCTACACATGATATTTCAATCGATGTAATGAGAATGCAAACATTAGTACAGGCTATAACATAAAATTGTTTACAAAATTTTAAATTTGAGATATAATATAAAATGAACACCACTATTATTTCTTTACCCCGAACAGCATCTTCTTTTGTAATACGCCATTATGCTAAAATTCATAATTTGGTAAGTTATGATGAATTATTTAAATCGTACAATATTCATAAATTAAATGATTTTTGTTCTACTGATGCTTGCATAGCAAAATTACAGCCATTAGATTATTTCGATCATAACGAAAAATATAATATAGATAATATTCTTTCTAATAATAAAATATTAATTATAAAACCACCCACTTATTTAGAGTGCTATACTTCTTTTATAATTTCCGTCGCTATGACTAATAGAGATACCACTGGTGAGACTGGAAAGTATTGGAATTTAAAACTTATTAATAAATCAGTTAATGCTGTATTAACACCAACAGATTTTTATGCTCAATTAAAAAAACCAGTAACGCGCGAGGAATCTTTTGATGCTATTAGATATTATACCCGGCATGTTAACGCGTTTATTCGCCTTAATACTATAGTGAAGTTTTTATCAAATAATATAAAGATTATAACACCATCAATGATATCTTCTTTTGATCCAAGCAAAGCAAGTAAACTTTCAAAAGATTTGAGTCAAAAAACAGATTTAATTGACGATTGGCCAGAAGTAAAAAAAGAAATTGAAATAGCAGCACACTCGCAATGGGAAAAAATTAATGAATCACTTTGATTATATGACATCAATTACTTCTAGTAAAATCGACATTATGTGCGATGATATAGATGAAAAAGCCTATAATTCATTTATGGTTAATCGCGGATTGTCATATTTTTATGATACTGTATTGTTTGCTAATGAAATGAACAAATATAGTCATTTGGATAGTAGATTGCAATATGATTTCTTGCGACAAATTGTGCGGAAAAAAAAGCGGTTCTCAAAATGGAATAAAGCATCTAAAGAAGATAATATTAATTTAATTAAAGAATACTATGGATATTCTAATGAAAAAGCCCATCAAATTATAGATTTACTATCCGAAGAACAACTTGCTGAAATAAAAATAAAACTTTTTAAAGGTGGAAAAAGAAAACCTTAAATATTTTATTTGTATAAATAATCCATATAGGCAACAATAATATGCTTTAGTAATAGTATATAATAACAAATAAAAAGATATGGATTGATTGAATGGAAGATAATAAAATTGCGCAGTGGTCTCCCGAGATGATGCTCGAAATCACTATTGCCGAGCCCGATGATTTTTTAAAGATTCGAGAAACCCTCACTAGAATTGGTATTGCATCAAAAAAAGAAAATAAACTATTTCAGTCTTGCCATATTTTGCATAAACAAGGCAGATATTTTATTGTACATTTCAAAGAATTATTTCTTTTGGACGGCAAAAAATCAAATCTTGAAGAAAGTGATGTAGCCCGTAGAAATACAATTGCTACATTAATGTCTGATTGGGGATTGATTGAAATTGTAAATGCTGAATTGGCAACTCCAGTATCTCCATTACGTCATATAAAAATTATTCCATTTAAAGATAAAGATAAATGGGAACTCTGTCCAAAATATAATATTGGTAAAAAATGACTTGTCCGGAATGTATGACAGATCTAGGTCAAGATAATTTTTGTCCGCATTGTAGAGTGAAAAGATAATTTTTTTATAAATCGGTATATTATGAAATTTGATATTAAGGGTTTAATTACTAGTTATGGAAAAGCTTTGGCTTTAGTTCCAGATCAAAGTACTTTTCGATATGATATTTTTAGACAATATGACCATCGGTTTTTATTTAATTTTAATACAATTGGATATAATAGACCTTTTACAACTAGAGCCTATATAGAGTTTTTAAAGAAAAATAAAAAAATATTAGATGATAATATTTGTTCAACATATATTAAGAATTCCATAGATCGCGGCCGAACTTATGATTGGTTAAACTATAGAAATCACGATGATTTATATTCTTATGATATTCTTTCTTTTTGTAGAGCTACTGCTATTCCTAAAGGATATTTTAAATCAGTTAATTTTGAAAAAGATGGTAAGCGGATCGAAGAATGGAATTTTGAAAAATCGCGTACTATTTTTTTAAATCAACGATATAGAAAAAGTAGTATATACGTTCCTATAGAAAATAATATTATTAGTAATAAAATAATTCGCGGATTATATACTGGCCACCCCATGCTATGGTACTCAATACCAAATATTAAACCATTAATGGAAGATTTGGGGTTTAAATTTATGCCTTATATTAATTATGAATTTGATTCTATAAAAAATCCAATCGGTAGATTATTTGCTTTAATTAAAGAAGTAGAGCGTTTACAAACATTAGATATACCTCTTATATGCGCAAAATATTCTTATGTAGTATCTTCAAATAATCAAAATTTATTTAATAAAATTATAAAAAATTAAAAAAAATTATTTACATTATAGCTGAAATATGTTATACTATATAAATACAATGGTAATGCGGATAGACCGGTTACTTAACAATCTTGCTTGTAAAAGGAGAAAACTATGACAGGCGTTCAAAATTTATTCCCCCGTGGCTCATTTATTGGTTTTGACCATTTATTTAATGAGCTTGATCATGTTGCTAAACATGCTAATGATCATTATCCACCCCACAACATAATCAAAACTGATGAAGATAATTATCTAATCGAATTGGCTGTTGCGGGGTTTTCAAAAGATGAACTGTCAATTGAGGTCAAAGACCGAACATTAACAGTAATGGGGGATCACATTTCAAAGGGTCGTGAGTTTATTCACCGTGGTATTTCTACGAAGAAATTTAAACGCACCTTTAGGCTGTCTGAGCACGTTTACGTGCATGGAGCAGATATTCAAGATGGCATTCTAGCAGTTGAACTGAAATATGTTGTCCCAGAAAATCAGCGTCCTCGTATAATTTCAATTGGAAAAAACGAGGGTCAAAATGACACACACAATAACCAACTACTTACCGAAACTGACGGTAATCACCCCAGTCGTACAACTCTTTAGCGTTGTTAGCAATTACTTAACTAAGCTTCACGCTTCGTACCGTATGGCAAGAGATGTTGCTAAAACTATTCAGGAGTTGAATAAACTTTCAAACGCTGAATTATCTGACATTGGTATTAGTCGTGGTGATATTTATACCATAGCTAATCAAAATGTTAGTGATTACCATGGCAAAATTCGTGGGAGAGTGTAACATGGTTGCTATTACATATAACTATATTGCCAGTCCCTTTGCCGGTCTTGGTAAGAATATTATGAATAAACTGGAAATGATTGGCTATGCTAGAGCAGCAGCTCATTTGGCTAATCATGGTTTTCATGAAGAAGCTAAAAAGTGTATGATGGAATACGCCAAGCTTCAAAAGTAAGGGTCACTACTTAATAAGTGCGCGGGAGGCCACGGTTAGCCTCCCAATTTATTTTACAGAATATTAAATACTAAGCATTGAGAGGAAATATAATATGACTAAAAACTTAGTAGCATTTATTGCTTTTTTTATCGTAACAGGTTCCGCAGCGCATGCTGATAAAGCATTTAGAAAATGTGCATCTTGTCATAGTATTGAAGAAGGCGCAAAAAACGGCGCTGGACCAAACCTATGGAATGTTATGAATCGTGGCGTAGCAACAAATGAAGATTATCGTTATAGTAAAAAACTATTAGCATGGGCAGAAGAAAACCCCCAATGGACTCCTGAGCTTATAGATAAGTGGCTAACCAATTCTAAAAAACTGGTTAAAGGTACTAAGATGAATTTCAAAGAAAAGAAAGAATCTGGGCGCCAAGTTATTATTGAATATCTACAATCAATGGGAGTAAAACAATGACAACACTAAGATTGCAAATGATTAATGCAGCATATGATCATGCTAAAGCACATGTTGAAAAACATAAAATGAATATTGAAATCTATTTAACAAATCCAGTTGGAGTTGGCGAACACTCTGATGTTATGGACGCAATTGAAAAAGAACTTGAGGAGATGGCAAAATATGAAGATCATATGGAAATTCTTAACAAGTACTTCCCGAAATAATAGCGCGAGTCAGCATAGGGCTCATACTATTAAATACGAAGATCTATGCATGTAAACACATAACACACAAAGGAGTCTATTATGACTAATAAAAACCCATTCGAGATCCGTGCAGATATGCTGCAACTTGCAAAAGAGTACATGGATCAACAGCAGCAAATTAATGTTCAGTTTGCTGAAGCAATGATGGAAAAAGGTAAGAAGAGCCTTGAAGATATTCAAGAGTCTTACCAGATGTATTCAGTGGATGAATTGATGGAAAAAGCTAAAGAAATGTATAGCTTTGTTTCAAGTAAAACATAACTAATACTAATATTAATTGGGGGGTGTTCAATGCCCCCCTTTTATGCTATAATAATAATAATATAAATATATTATGATACCATCCCATATGGAGAAGTTAATTGAAACCATTTTATACATCAGTTTTTAAACACGGTAATCAAATTCTGTATAGAGGAGTTAATCAAAGCGGTGCTCGGATTGAGACTAAGCATAAATTTAAACCTACTCTTTATATAAGAAGCACTAAACCAGAGGATGAACTTCGTTCTTTGGACGGCGTGCGTGTTGCGCCTATTACATTTGATAATATGAATGACGCATATCAATTTGTTGCTCAATATAAAGATGTAGATAACTTTAGTGTATATGGAAATACTAATTACGCTCAACAATTTATTACCGAAAAATTTCCGGATGATATTACATTTGATAGAAACCTCGTTAACATTTCCAATTTTGATATTGAAGTTGCTTCGGACGATGGCTTTCCAGAACCGGATGTTGCAGAACATCCAATTATTTCTATTGCATTAAAATCTAATCAAAGTAATGTTTATCATGCTTGGGGTCTTGGTGATTGGAATGTAGAAAATAGTGAACATAAAGATAAAATTATCCAGTATCGCAAGTGTAATTCTGAAATTGAATTGCTTGCTCAGTTTATGGAATACTGGAGAAATAACACGCCAGATATTATTACTGGCTGGTATATCCGTATGTTTGATATTCCATATATTTACAACCGCATTACACGCATTGCCGGCGAGGCTGTTGCTAAAAAACTTTCTCCGTGGGGAGTGGTTGGTAAGCGGCAAATTAATATCCGCGGTAAATTAACAACTTCATTTGATATTGCGGGTGTACAACAACTCGACTACATTGAACTATTTCAAAAATTTGGTTATTCATATGGTCCGCAAGAATCTTATAAACTAGACCATATTGCTCATGTTGTATTGGGTGAACATAAAATTTCATATGAAGAATATGGAAATCTTCATGGCTTATACAAAGCAAATCATCAAAAATTTATTGATTATAATATTAAAGATGTTGAACTTGTTGACCGTATCGATGAAAAAATGGATCTTATTACTCTTGCTATGACTATGGCATATAAGGGTGGTGTTAACTATTCTGATACATTTGGTACTACTGCTATATGGGATTCTATTATCTATCGCAAATTAGCAAAAGATAATATTATTGTTCCTCCTAATAGAAATAGCCATAAGCTTCCATATCCAGGTGGATACGTAAAAGAGCCTATTCCGGGCATGTACGATTGGGTTGTTTCCTTTGATTTGAATTCGCTTTATCCAAATCTTATTGTGCAATATAATATGTCACCCGAAACTTTGATTAAAGATCCAATGCTACGAGGTCAAAGCGGGGTAGACTATTATCTTCAAAGCGGTGAAATTCGAGATACCCAGCGTGAAGCCGATTTATCTGTTGCAGCAAATGGCAGTTGCTATAGTAAAAAATCACAGGGTGTTATTCCTAAAATTATTGTTGATTATTATAATGAGCGTTCTCAAGTTAAAAAAGAAATGCTTGCTACCCAATCTGAATATGAAAAGAATAAATCTGCTGATTTAGAAAAGAAAATCAACCAACTTGAAAATCGCCAAATGGCTATTAAAATTCTTTTAAACTCTCTTTATGGTGCACTAGGCAATCAATACTTTAGATATTTTGATATGGATATTGCAGAAGGTATTACTTTATCTGGCCAACTTGCAATTCGTTCAGCTGAAAGAGCTGTTAATGATGCAATGAATAAAATTATGAAAACTGAAGATGTTGATTATGTTATTGCTATTGATACAGACTCAGTATATATTCACTTTGGACCATTAGTTAATCGCTTTAAGCAAAAACTTAGCACTGAAGACACAGTAAAAGTTATTGATCAGATTTGTCGCGATCAATTTGAAAAATTCCTTGCAAAGTCGTA